AGTGTCGTAAGTGGCTCCGTTTCTGGTTTCGCCTTTGCCAGAGGCCCAAGCCGCCACGGCCAGCACGGCCAGGGCGACCCAACCCCACACTGGGATGGCGGCCAGGGCGCTACTGATACCCGCGCCTGCTGCGCCAGCGCCCGCGCCGGCTGCGCCAGTTGCCGCGCCTGCCGACACGCCTGCCCATGAGCCGTTGGCCGCAATCAAAGCGCCCAGCGCATCGCCGCCAACAGCCCCGACACCGTTGGCGTATAAAAGAGAGGCCGCCGACGCGCCAGCTGTGCCGCCAAGCAATGCCTGACTGCCTGCACCGTATAGCGTGTTCAGGTTGCTGGCATTGTTCGCCATGCCCAGCAAGCTGCTTGAGCCGTCAGCGCCAAATGCAGATTGGGCCACCCCCGCGCCACTTGTCGATGCCACCACGCTGATCAGCCATTTTTTAACCGTCATCTGGTAGAGCAGCGCATACAGGCCATTTTTCAGCGTGTCCTTCAGCCGGTCGAAGGCATTTTTACCGCTGTCGAAAATCGAGACAAAGGTTTGCTCGGCGACGGACTCAATCGACTTCCACATATCGACATCGCGCTTGAGCTTTTCGGATGTGATCTTTTCGGCGGCGGCAGATTCGATATCGGCGAGCTGCTTCGTCATTTCAAGGTCTTCGTTGACTCGTGCTTCGGCGTAGGCCACCCAGCCTTGTAAATCCACAGCCCGCATCTGCTCTGCGTAGGCGTTGCGGTCTTCCGCGATCTTGTTGAGCGCGACCAGTTCTTCCTCGGATTCCTTGACCCTGAAATCAGCCAATTCGACCCAGCCCTTGCGGTCAAGAGCCATCATCTGCTTGAGCTCTTTTGCGCGCTCTTTGTTTAGTTCCTTTTGTGTACCAAGGAAAGCCGCAGCGGCTACCGCAGCTTTCTTTTGCGCCTCTGTTTGCGCAACGGTAGCGCCGGTTACCTTCGTAGTTGCGAGCGCCGTCTCACCAGCGGCCTTGCCTACAGCGAGCATTTTCTGCTCCCATGCGTCAAAAGCGGCGCGACCATCTATCGCGTCTTTCTTAATCATCTCGTTAATTGCCGAGAATGCCTTGAAATCGCCATGCGCCAGCGCGTTCAATTGGGCCGCCATTCCTCCGAGATCATTGCCGACCGCTTTCAGAACAAACGCCACATTTCCGCCAAGAATTAGGATGGCGCGGAACGCTTCGGCAAGCGGGTTGAACGAGTCAGACGCGCCAGTCGTTTCGTTCTGCACCTTCAGTAGGTCATCCGCCAGCGCATTGAGCAACGGAAGCAGGGGGCCGACCATGCGCGTTAGCAGCCCGCCCGTCTGCGTCAGCTCAGCCAACTTGTCATTAAACTCGTCGGCATCATCGGTCATCTGCTTTGTGATGCCAGACAACGCGGAACCCTTCTCGATCGCCTCGCCGATCTTTTTCCCACCCTCTGATAGTACCGGAGCAAGTTCTGCCCAAGACTTTCCAAATACCGACATTGCCAAAGCGTTGCGCTGATTGATGTCGGGGAGTAAATTGAAAATGTCGGAAAATTGTTTAAGCGCCTCGGTGCCGGTTTTTGCCGTGATGCCGAGTTCGCGGAACTTCTCCGGGGTTTTACCCATCTCCACCGACATTTTGTTGACGCCCTTGGCCAGCCCGTCAAGATCAGTGCCGGTTTGCTTTGCGAGAAAACTCAACCCAGCCAAGTCGCCGACCGTGATGTTGGTTGACTTGCTCAAGTCCTTGAGGTGATCAGCCGCGTCAATCGAGCCCTTGATCAGTGAGACAAAGTAGCCAACGCCAAGCCCGATGCCGAGCGCGCCCAGCGCAGACTTGGCCGATGCGACAGCTTTTTCAATGCTGCCCATGGCGCTGCCAACCATGCCTTTAGCCTGCGTCATATCCGACTGCAAGCGGGCCATGTTGGCCATCATCTGGATCTCAAGTTGCCCCGCAATTGCCACGATGTGCCCCTTCGTTTGGACGAAAAAAAACCGCAATGAAGCGGCTTCGTTAAAAAGCCCGCACGCGGCGGGCTTATGATGTGCGCGATATGGCGCTGGCTATGCTTTGGAGAACCATTCAAAAATACGTGCGCCAAGAATCAGCACAAACCCGGCAATGAAATACAGGCTCATCGCGCTAGGGTCTCCGTGGCTGGAGCAGGAAACGATCCCGGAAATCATGAGCACGGCTCCGATTAACTGAAATACGCGAGATACCTTCAATGATGTCTTCATATCACACACCGTTTTGTTGAAACGAAGACATGATACGCCTACAGCACTGCCAGAGACCTGATGCTGTCGCGCAGTGATTCAGTTTTGTGACTCGGGATAGCCACCAGATCGGGCGACTCTTCCCATGGTGCCTCGGCATCTATTGCCGTGGCTTTGTGCGATTCAGACAGGTAATCAACCGACAGGCGTCTCAAGGTTCGCGCCTCCCATGAGTTCAGCTCGATCCCCGTGACGCGCTGCCAGCTTTCAATTTCGCCATGCGTGATCGGCCCGCTACCCATGCCAGCGGCCATCATCGGGCCAATCTCAAACAGGTAGCCGATCAGATACGCGGCCTCAACCTGTGGCATTTCTGGCCGGTAGTCGTCATCCTTTTTTTCCGCCTTGAGCTTTGCGATTCGGGACAGCAGCGGCTTGTCGGACTTGTCGCCCTTGGGCCGCTCCGGCACAGTGTTCAGCCAAGCACTGTGCCGGACGTACAGCGTCAGTTCTTCGCTGACGCGCTTGTAAAATTTGCATCATCGTCCAGGAACTTGACCACCTGTTTTGTGATGTAACCCAGCTTCGGATTCGCGTACAAGTCAGCCGCTGGGACGGGAAAATTGATGATCGATTGCGTGCAGGCAACGAGCTTTTCAACCATCTCGGCATCCGCCGTTTCACCGGAGCGTTTGTCAACCTTGCCGCGCATCATTCCCTGCAGCCGCAATTGCGCCTGTTGGCCGGCTTTGTGCAGCGCCTTGACCATTTGGCGCGAGCCTGAGCCGTAGAGTGTGATCGTGACCGGACTATTGCCGTCAGCGCCGATCAGGTCGTCATCGCCCTTAGCGTTTTGCACCGTGAGCGTGGCGGTTTCTTCAAGTTCAAATTTTGAGAGATCGAATGTCATGATATTTTCCTAGCGGGTTTTGAAAAAATGCCCGTGCCCAGCCAGTGCTACCCGCTAAGGTAGACGCCAGCCGGGCCGGTGCGGGGGTGGGCTGTTGGCCCGATTACGTTGCAGCGACGATGACGGGGGCTTTACAAACGTTGAAGGTCGCGGTGCGCAGCAGAGGATTGCCCTCAGACCCACCGGACAACACCCAGCCAGAAACAAGCAGGTCGAGGTAATGGACTTCGCCGTCGGAGTACGTGACCTTCAGCGAGTAGTGATTGGCAGAGGCTTCCGCTGCTTTCAAAATCACCTGGCCGGCATCGGCTGGTATGTCGCCCATCACCATGTCGCCTTGGCCGTAGGCAGGAGTGCCCTTGGTGTACTCGGTGGCGCCAGCGATGGGTTTGAACTCATTGACGTTGCGCTTTGACCCGTAAGTCAATATGCTTTGCACCTTGCCGATGGCGGTGTAAGTGATGGTGGTTGCCGCGTAACCAGCGGCGTCATAAGTGGCGGGGAGTCCCGCGCTGACCGCGTAGGTTGTGTCGGTGATTGATGCGACGGAGGTATGAGCTACCATGATGATTTCCTTTCGAGAAATAAAAAAGCCCGACAGCGGGATGCGGCGGGCGGACTTTTCGCTTACGCGAAACTGAGGCCTTTTCAGGCGTAAAAAAGCCGCCTACTTTTTCAAGCAGCGGCTGTAGTAATAAAACCTCTTGCAGTAATGCGTGAGGTTTGTCGTTTTTGAAATTGGATTCTTGCGTCAGCTATGAATAAGTTGGGGCAAATTCCCCAAAATGCTTTTGCTCAGCAGATGCCCTCGCTTTTACGGCATCTTCCTTGTTAAGAAAATACCCAAGATGGATAAGTTTGTAGTCAACTCGTATTAGTGATTTCCACCTGTTCCCAGCTTTATACACACCCTTTGATCCGCTGGTGTTGCTTGAGTACATGCCTGTGTTCCTCAAATTCTCCGATGGAGAAGCAAGCCGCAAGTTTGAAAGCCTGTTATTTTTTCGGTCTCTATCAATGTGGTCAACAAGGGATTCAGGCCATGCACCATATATGTAAAGATATACAAGCCTTTGCGCTCTGTATTTGTTCCCATCAATGCGAATATCTACATATCCCCTGCGCTCGCTGAAATTTCCTGCGATTTCTCCACCGACAATTTTCTTACCATGGCGCTCACGCCATACAAACAGGCCCGTTTCCTCGCTGTAGAAAAGTAATTCACGCAAACGCGATGCAGTAAGATTGGCCTCAGCCATGATGACTCCTTAACAGTCTGATTGGTTAGAGCCTGCGCGGTGTTGATAGCACTTTGCGGGCTCGTCTATTTTAACTCATCTAATGATTAAATCCTACTGTTGCCAGTGGCGGCGGGTATGGGTTGCGTTTGTTACGCTACAAATTTCACAATGAAATCACGGCTGCGCGTAAAAAGCGCCAGCTCCGGGATGGGTAAATCAGGCCCTTCAATGTCGGGCGTGATGGATTGAATAGAAATGCCGTTCACTGTGCTGTACTGGCTAGGGCAGGCAGCCAGTACCAAATTCAGCAGCGTTTTGAGGCCGGGATAGCCCCGGTCGTCCGGTTCGGCCTTGCGGAAAACAGTCACTTGCACCCGGTCGGCGTGGGGCTTGTTCGCCTCATTTGTCTTGATCGTGTTGTACGGCATCGAGCTAACTTGCCTGATTGAAATGGCGGGCATCACGGCATTGATCGGAAGGTCGCCAGCCACAATTCTTGCGGCAGGTACTACGGCAAGCACGGCGGCATTGTTCGCCAGCAAAAACCGGATTGCGCTTACCCCGCTCATGTCGCCTCAACCTCAACGTCTGATGTGTCAAGGCCGTGCTTTGTAGCAAGCCGGCTCTTCATGTACTCGGCGGCTGCGACCACGGCGGCATTTGATTGCTGATCCAAGGCCGGACGAAGGAAGGGCCTCGGCGTGGCGCCGGGGTGCATGACCTGCTTGGCGAAAATGCCGCCGAACGACAGCCAGCCGCCTTTCTTTGCGGCGATGTTATGAGCTGACGTGCCGAACTCGACAAAACGGGCCAGCCAGCCGTGCTTTCCTGTGGCCTTGAGCGAAGCGGTAACGGTGCCGCCCTTGGCCCGTGTGCTGATCTTCAGGCCCTTGGCCAGTTCGCCAGATACCGAATGGATATTCTGCTGTGCTACGGGTTTGACCGTGTTCATGCCAGCTCTTAAACTCCCACGCATCACATTTTTGGCAAGTTTGGGCGCAAGCTGGTCCATGAATTCGTTTAGCTCACGCAAGCCAGTGACATGCACATCAGCCATTACAGCCAGCCTTTTTTCTTGACCTGCGGGAACGTCGCCACATCAACCAACTCACCCCGGCGCGGCGCACGCGTGCCGGGGGACTGTTCGGCAGAATCAATCCGCTCGATTACGATGCCTTTGGCCTGTAACTCGGCGGTGATCTGATCCAGCCCTTGCACAAGCCCGACAAAGCCAGTTTCCCGGTGCACTTCCTCATATCTTTCAGGATCGAAGCCAAGCAAAATTATCTTGGACGCACCAGCCAACGCGGCAATGCGGATCGCGGCCAAAGCGTTATTCCGAATCTCTATCGTGTGGCCATCGCCCATGCTGACGGTTTCGTAAAACATCCCGGCGTACAGCGCGTCAATGTCACACTCAACGCCACAGATGCGCAGGCCCCTGAATTCCAGCCGGTCGGCTTCTTCCCAGAACGGGTGATGCGGGTCCAACGCGACAAACGTGTCGGCCCAAGGTGCGAATTTGACGGCACGGTTAACAGCGATGGTCTTGTGGCCGCGTGCAGTTTCTGCAAGTTCTTCGGTCATGTCGGGACCAGCGCCAAGGATGGCGATAGTCTCGCCCGCCCACATATCGGCGGGGATTGTCCAGGGTGTTGTCATGATGTACTCCGTTCACAAACCATCTCTAAAAATTGATTCCGTTCGCCAACTCTTGCCGGTCCGCCAACGATCTGATAAACCACATCCGTCGAGTAATGCACCGTCACGCGCATCGACGAATCAATATCAGCCCGATAGCGGATCGTGATTTTTGTTTGATTGAGTGCGACGGCTAGCCCTTGCTTGATAGACTCAGACCGGCTGGGCGGCACGTCCTGCACTTGCGCGGAAATGCGTGATGCAGGGTTCGTAAGAGCGCCCCATGTAATTACCTCAGTGCCGTAGGTTGCGTCCTGAGTCACGATTTTTCGTTCTACAGTAATGCGCCGGTCAAGTTTGCCAGCGTTCATGCGTAGACCCTGTACCTATCCAGCAGCGCATCGACAAAACCCAGCGGGTAAACCTGCCTCTCGGCAAAGGCTTCACGCTGCGCGTACATCGCGCCCACCTGTAGCTTGATCCATGATTTGATCGCCTCTGGCACAGCGGCTGCATTGGCATAACCAGCGACATAGCGCAACTTGACGGCGGCAACATCGGCTAGCGTATCAGGCCAAACGGTGTTGTAAGCTGGCGTGACTTTGGCCGGGCCAAAATCATCGGATGCATCAAGCGTGTAGAGCGTGTTCGACAGGGTTACAAGCGCCGCCGCCGTGCTCTGGTAAATGATGCTGGTGATCGCCGTAACTGGCTGTCGAGTAAGTTCAAACTCAGCCGGGAAAGCGTCGAGCGTCAGCTCCAATGTCTGCGGCAGCAAGGCCCGCCCGGTCATCTGCTCGGCATGGTCAGTGGCCGCCCCGATCATGGCTGTGATCAGCGTATCGTCATCGGTGCCGTCAACGCGCAGGTGTGCGCGGGCTTCGACAAGCGATACGACCAGGCCAGCGGGCGGCGTGATGAGCTTGAGGGACATTATTTAGCCTTCGCCGCCTTGATTGCAGCTGGCGCAAGGTCAAGCATTCCGTGTGCCGCTCCGGTTTCAGCGTCAGCCGTTGGAAGCGTCACCACTTCGCCCGCCTTGCCGAATCCGCAGTCACGCAGCACGAAGGCTTCGACTTCGGATGCTGGTTCAATTTTCTTGGTTGCCATGATTTATCTCCGTGATAAGTTGCTTTACAAAGCCCCCGCTTTGCAGAAGGGGCTTCAGAAAGTCACTGACAAAATAGCTGCGAAAACCTAGGTATCAGGTCGCAGAATTTTTATAGGTCTTGACGGCGGCAGTGTCGAGCAGGTTGCCGCCCGAGCGCGTCCAGCCGCAGAAGCCGACTTGGCCCAGCAGGGCAAAGGCGGAATCGTCAAACCGGCGCATCGTGGTCGTGCCCGCCACGTCGCGAACGGTGTACTTGGACAAGTCACCGAAGGCGATCGACAGCGCATTGGCCGCCATCACCGCGACATCATCATTGATGGCCACAGCATGACCCAGCAGCGTGTCAGGCGCGCCAGCGGTCACGGCCGGCACCCAGACCGGGCGGCCCGTGGTGTCTTTGAGCTTGGACACGATGGCGACCGAGAGGTCGTTCATCATGAACTTGGCGCCGCTGCGATAAGCGCGGTTGACGCTGTGCTTCAGATCCACCAGATCGTCATAGATGACGGTCAGGGTCTGACCGGTGGTGCCGGTCTTACCAATGCCGGCTTTCACCATCACGCCATCGGGCAGCGTGGTTCCGCCGCCAATGGTGAAGTCGCTGTTTTGCTTGCGGGCAATGCGGGTGGCAAGGCGGTCCACCACGTAGGCGACCACATCAATGCCGCTGTCCTGGATCAGCTCGACCGGCAGGGCGATTTTCTTGGAGCTGTAACGGAACACCGGCAAGGCGATGGTGCCGAAGGTGATGTCGCCGGCCGCCGCGCCCGTGTTCTCGCCAACGATCTCGCCGACTTCTGCGGTGCCGTCCGAGGTGGGCCAGTTCATGGCAATGCCGCTGTCGGTCGTCAGGATGGAGGCGACTTCGCGCATGCCGCCGTAAGCCTTGAGCTTGTCGATCACCATCTTGGCCACTTCAGCCGGGACGGTGTAGCCGCCTTCGGTCGTAGTCGTGGTGCTCATGGCGTTGCGGATCTGTACCGCCTGCTCTGCGCTCACTTCATTGCCGAAGCGCATGTACAGCGCGGTCGCCACCAAGGCGCTCATATCTTCGGGTTCAGCCTTCTTGCCGGGCGCCTCGTTGAAGAACTTGTCGGCCTCCATTTCGCGCATCTTTTCGATGTTTCCGATGGCGGCCTTGGCGGCTGTTATCTCATTGGCGTAGCCGTCGAACTTGGCTTGTTCTTCGGGCGTCCACGATGCGGAGCCTTTTTCAGCGACAAGATGATTGGCGAGTTGGGAGAAGTTGGCGATTTTCTCGCGCAGTGCGGTAATGCTCATGATGAGCCTTTCAGTAAAAAAGGACTCACAGGGAGTCCTTGATTGGGCGGCCGTGAACGACGGCCAGCGTTTCCAGCGCGAGAAGCGACTAGATTTCGAGAATGCGCAAGCGGTTGGCGTTTGCGGCAGACATAAAAAAACCCGCCACGAGAGTGGGTTCGGTGGGTGTTTCTTCTTTCGGGTCGGGTGGCGGCGCGTTGGCGTAGGCGGACAGGTTCCAGGTGTTGCCGGGTTTTGCCTTGCCGTCCGCGATGCGGTCAATGAAGCCATTCTCAAGCGCTTCAGTTGCCGTCATCCAGGTCTCTGCGTCCATCATGGCGATAATTTCGGTGGCGTCCTTGCCGGTCTTGCCGGTGTAGTCGGCAACAATCACGCTCTCGATTTTTTCCAGTAAGTCAGCCGTGTCGCGCATGGCCTGCTTGTCGCCCCACGCCATCCCTTTGGCGTTGTGGATCATGAAAAAGCCGCCATCGCTCATGACGACTTCATTGCAGGCCAGCGCAATGCTGGTTGCCGCGCTGGCGCAAACGCCGTCAATGTGAGCGATGGTGTTGCCGGAAAATCGGGCGATGGCGGCCATGATGGCGCGCGACTCGAACACATCCCCGCCCGGGCTGCTGATGCGCACATTCAATGTCTTTGCGTCGCCCGCCTGCGTGATAGCGTCGATCACGGACAGGGCGCTGACGCCCCAATCGGCGGAGATCACATCGTAGATATACAGCGTGGCGTCGCTGGCATTTTTCACCAGATTGACGGGCTGCTTCTCTCGTTGCAGGTTGTCCAGGTGGAGCTTGAAAAGGTTGTTCATGGGGCGTCCTTGGTGGGTGCGGTAGGCGCAACAGGTGGCGCGGCCTTGAATACTTGATCGCCGCCTTCAACCGGGGGCATGCGCTTGATCTTGCGGATTTCGTTAACGCTCATAAAGCCGTCGCCACTGCCCGGCCCCCCTAGCGCCAGCCGGAAATAGGCACCCTGCGCGGCGCTGTCGCCTTCAATCAGGGCATCGCGGTAAAACTCGACAAACTTGCCGGTGTCACGCGGGAAAATCTTGCGGTTAATCTCTTGTTCGATCTTGCGCAGCCACGGCTGCAATGTGTAGGTGACAAAGCCGCGCCCCATGGATTCGATGCCGCTGCCCCATGAGGTCGAGCCGGTCGATTCGTTGATCATGAAACCGGGCACGCCAAAGGCGCGGGCCACATCCAAAACCTGAAATTTACGCGCCTCCAGTAGCTGCGCGTCGTCGGCGCTCAGGCTGATTTCTTTGGCGGTAATGCCCTCAGTCAGCACCAGCGGCAGGCGGTGGGCATTGTCCAAGCCGGAATATTTGGCTGTGAAGGCGTTTTGCAGTGCCGTGACCTGCTCCGGGTTCATCTTGCCTGCGGCATTCAGGATGATGGACGGATGCGCGCCATTCTCGAAGAACTTTCCGCTGTAGGTATCCATGGCGATGGCGTTGCCGATGGCATTGCGTGCGCCGTACTGGATGACCGACATGCTTTTCATGGTGGCGTCGTCAAAACCCAGGCCGGGGAAGTGCAGGATTTCAGACGGATCAAACCACGTTGAAATGCCGTGCGTCGGCAGGCTGACGTAATAGCGCACGCCCTCGCCCGGTGTTCGGACAGGAGATACGCAACCCCACGGCAAAGGCAGGATTTCGCGCACATTGCCATTCATGCCGCGCCGGATCAACCCGAAGCCGTCGCCGCGCAGCAGTTGCGCCATGCTGACGCCCTCCCACATGCTGGAGGCAGTGTATTGCGGGCTGGGTTGCTCATTGAGCAGATACCAAAGGTTGTCGCGCGGCATCCGGTCTGGAATGTCGCCACCGTTGAGCCGGTAGACGTGCAGCGGCATGGAGACAATGGCGCCGCTGATCTTTGCCACACACGCCGCCACAGCAGACACGCGCATGGCACTGGTGGCTGATACCGTAACACCGCCCGCCGAAACACCGAACGACTCTATTACAGACTCGCTGTATGTGACATTTTGCGGGCGCACGTCCGCCTTGCCGAAACCTAGCGCATCGGCAATACGGGTAAAAATGTTCATAAGGAGACGAAACCTTGCGTAATTATGTTTGTATCGGTCGCATTGACCAATCCAGCCGCCATCACAGCGCAGACAATCAAGTCGATTCGCCCTGTGGACGATGCTTTGTCCAGTTTTCTGTTGCCTGCGCCGTCCGAATCGGTTACGGTATTGCCCGCGCACATGGTCAAAACCTTGTGCCCGTTGTGCGCAATCTCGCCGTTGAGCAGCATCCGCTCAAAGGTTTCAATCGCGGGCGTCATGTCCTTGTAACCCTGCCCTACAGCTTTCATTTCCGGCAGGCTGATTCCGTCATCAGCGGCCATAGCCAGCAAGTCTTCCATGCGCCAGCGGTCGTAAGCCACAGCGATGATCTCGAAAAAGTCGCACATGGCCGAAAGTTTTTGCAGGATCACCCGCTTACTAATGGCCCGGCCAGGCGTCGTATCTAGCAGCCCTTCGGCTTTCCACTGAACATAGGGCACGCGGTCCGTGTCCGCCTTGCGCTGCAAATCAGCATCCGGCAGCCAGGCGAACGGGATCAGTTTCCACGGCTCGCCATCTTCTACCGGTTCCACTAGAAACACCAACCCGGTTAAGTCGGTTGTACTGGACATATCCAACCCAGCGACGGCCCGTCGCCCGCGTAAATCCTCGATGCTGAAGTCCTGCTTCGCGCCAGTCCATATTTCATGACTGAGCCACGGCGCTTCGGCATCAGTCCACTGGCAGAAATTGAGCCTGCGGACAATCGCCTCTTTGCTGGGCATGCCCCGCGCCTCGACTACCTGCTCCCGGATGTATTTGTAGCCCGGTAAATCAGCGTCTTGCAATGACGGGTTGGCTTTCGGCCAGCATGACTCGTCAGTAAATGGATCGTCCAATTCATCTAAACCACAGATAAAAGGGAAAAAGGCGTCATCAATCACATCGCCAGCCGCCACACGCCCACCGTATTCGTGATACGACCAGCACGGCCCATGCCGGCTACTGCCAGCATTGGTGATCATGAAAATCAGCGCCTGCTTGCGGCTTTTTGTGCCCGCCCGCATCATTTCGACTACGGTATTCGTCTTGTGCTCGTGCAGCTCGTCAATCAGTCCTATGTGCGGACGCGGGCCAGATTGCCCATCATCGCTACTAATTGGTCTAAAAAACGCACCTTGGGCCATATAGGCCAGATTCCAGCAGCGCTCGCCAGTACCTGACTTGGATAGCCGCTTGGACAACTCTGGCGACTGATCAACCATCGCAACGGCGTCACGAAACAGGATCATCGCTTGATCTTTTTTCGTCGCGGCGCTGTAGATTTCGGCACGGGACTCGCCATCTGCGACTAGCCCCTTCATACCGACACCAGCAGCAAGCGGGCTCTTGCCGCTGCCCTTGGCCGTTTCGACATAGGCCACCCGAAAGCGCCTGAATCCATCCGGGCCCAGCCAGCCAAACAACGAGCCAACAACGAACTTTTGCCACGGCAGCAGCGTGAAGGGTTTGCCCTCATAGTCGCCGCCGTTGAGTTTCAGAACATCGTGGAAAAACCCGATGGCCTTGTTCGATAGGGCAACATCCCAAACCATCCCGCGCTTCTTACCGTCCTTGATATCTTTCAGATGACGGGCGCATTGGGCGCGAACGTGCGGGCCTGCTATCCGTTTGCCGTCAATTACCTCTCGCGCATAGTCGCTTGTCGGGTCATCCGAAATAGCTTTGGAGTGGGTCGGGTTTTTCGTCGCCATCTTCTGATCCGTGTACCTTTGATCTGGCGGCAGGGGTTAGGCCGAACTCGACTAAGTAGCTTTTGAACTGAGCATCAGCAGCGCGAAGCATTGCAACAGCGGGATTTGCTTTCAGTAGAGACTTGACCTCCTGCACGGTCGTCTCCTCTCCTTCTTCGCTTGTGGTACGGGTCGTGATGCTGCTGTAGGTGCGTCCATCCCGCTGTACCAACTCTCGGCATTCCAGAATGTCGGCGTAGCAATCGCAAAGCCGCTCAAGAGCTGAGCTGTCAGCCTCCGTCAATACGCCCATGCGGTCTAGTAGGACGGACAAGCGGCCCCATGCGACCTTTCCCACATCGGACAGATGCGCAGGGCAGGACGGAATCACCCGGCGCGGCTTCGGCTCTGACTTGTTGATCTTTCGTTTGCCAGGATTTCCGGCAACAAGCTTTAAAGCAGTTGGTTTTGGCCGTCTACCCGCCATGATTTCACCTTGTAAAAATTAGCCCATTTCGCGGGTGTGCGTAAAGAGGAGATCGGAAGAGC